CTGAAATTCGTTCAAGGCTCCTGATTAGCTTTTCTGTCTCGGCCAATTCTCGTTCGTGACTTGGGTAAATAGTGGACGAGAGGTCTGTGGCTTTTTCTAGTTGTTCTAAGAGAGAGCGTTTGCCGCCAATATTGATTCGTAGTTGACGCGAAGTGCCGAACTCCGGTGTGTGTTGTGATTTCATTCTGCGTGACTGTCCACCAAGATCTCTTTTGTCAACTTTGACACGCCTGTACATTTTCCCATTTGATGCGGGTGTCGTTGTGGCTTTGAAAGCTTCTCTGCCATCTGCCCTTCGAGCTTGACCAGGAGGGGCTGCTAGAAGCATTGAGTCGTCCGAAGAATCATCGGGCATATCTGCCGGCTCGCCACCTTCAGCCGGTGCCTCGTCGGGCATTGAATCTCCAGTTCCTAAATCTTCACCGCCATCGGAACCTAAATCGCCAAATGGATCAAATCCGCCACCGCCGCCTTCTCCTGCACTATCAGATTGTTCGCCTTCAACTTTCTTGTTGAATTCGACATCGTGCATTTTTTCAATGCGATTTCGGAAGAATTCTTCGTTTGACATACCAAGAATGTGCTCGGCTTTCCAACGTTCAGACATAAATTCCGGCGAAGATGATGCAACATCGAATTTTTGTTTCCATGCCTCAAGCTCCTGAAGTTCAGAAATCTTTGAAGGGTTGTTTAGATTGATATCAAAAGAAAGCAAATCTTCTCCGCGATAGCCAAGAACCCAAAGGTGAACAGTGGCAATTTTTCGTAGTTCCGACACAATTGCCTGCTGAAGACGCATGATAGTATGTGCAAATCGAACGTCTTTTTGAGCGAGAGTTCCCTTCTCTTCTTCACCGCCTTCACCACGAATAAGATAGGTCTTTGGAATCTTGATGGCCGCAAATAAACGGTCTTGAACGTACTGAATATCTTCAACAGCCGTGACGTTCTGTCCTGCTTGAAGCGTATCAATCTTTGTACCATCTTCGGGGCCCATTACAGGAATAAAGTAGTCGTCTTCGACGGACATTGCGTTGTAACGGAGGTCTACTTTGCCCGTTGTCGGGTCAATGACTTGGTTCTGCTTCATCGACTTCTGCGTGTCGAGCATAAACTGTTCACGATCTTGTGGAGGAACTCCACGAACGTCAATATAGAACACTTTCTTTTCAGATGAACGCGTAATTCTATAGGACATCATTGTGTCCTCAAGAAGCGTCAATTGTCGCCAAACTCGTCTCGCCGGATCTAATACGGAAGTTCCAAGAGGCGCGTATTTGTCATTGCCGAGGAAACGGAAATGGGCAACCTGCCAACTTTCGAAGACAGCACCACCAGAATTCCATCGGAATTGCGTGTAGTTTGCGTTGGTTTCGTCACGACCTTCAATGCGTTCCATTTCAATTGGACGGAGGCCAATAAGTTGTCGAATTCCCGTCTCAGGATCGACATCGAGATACATGAACTTGTCGCCATATTTGCAGGTATCACGACACCACCCGTGCAAGTTATACTCAATGTTTAGGACGTCATAGAAAAGCGTCTCAAGAACAGATTTGATCTCGTCTTTGCCGCATTTGATGTTTAGGATTTTGCGGAATTGGTTATGCGTTGTCATCTCATCGGCATAAATGTCGAGAGCAGAGGCGAGAATTGGGTCATATTCCATCTGCTCAAAGTCCGTATATCTGCTACCGCGCTCCATTGCAGCGAGATATTCGCTATTGAGATGTTGAAAGATTCTGTTATTGCTTGAGCGTTGGAATTTGTTTCCAAGAGCATCGACGAACTTTGTAGCGTACTTATCAAGTTGTTGTCGACGGTGGTTTCTTACGTTTTGTGTCTTGTATTGTGCAATTGGGCCAGAGAAGAACTTTGTCAGTTTCTTATATGTGATATTCTCTGGATTTTTTGGATTGTTGCGCGGCTCAAGTGGTTTCATCTAATTTCCTTGTGGCCCTAACCAATGCGTATCAGTGGTCGCCAAGCTGAGTTCGAAGGGTAATTAGACGTTGAAGTTACCATTGGAGTTATGGTAGGTTGGCCTTTGATTCTTGAATCCAAGAGTGTTCTAGAGGGGAAAATGCGCGGCCCTGTATATTCTGAAAGAATTTCGCCATCTTTACTCAAATGTTTATAAAAATTGAAGATATAGACCCAACAAAGAATTGCCGCACACATGCAAAGGTCATCATTATAACCTTTTGTTGCTTCAGGTCGACCATTTCTATAGATGAATGTCTCTAATTCATTTGCAAAACGCTTTGAATAGAAGTCAATCTGTTTATTTCTAATGACTTCTTCTAGTTTTGCAATAACGAGATCACGGCTTCGGACGTCAATCTTAAAACCGCGTGAACACGAGTCGTCATATTGCGCCCATGATGCTTGGACCATTTCGTTCGGCATTGGAGCAGTCTTGCGTTTATAAAAGATGTTGTCGTACTTTTCTATGTTGGCCAAGTTGTCCAAAACAGCCCATCCCGGACCATTTTCTTCTACAACTATGGTAGCTTTTCCATATGCTCTGCCGACTGAAGCCAGGACAGCGGAGAAACGGTCTGTTTGAATTTTTGCCTTGTATTCCGCAACGATTTTACCTTTGTTGCAGTCCAGAACCATCATCGTCGAAAAGTCATCAGCATCGCCTCTTGCAACGTCGGATGCAATCAAATACGTTCTACCGGGCTGAAAGTCCTCCCAAATCCACAAAGCACTGTCCATGCCTGTTTTTACTGTTGGTTCTTTTGCTTCTGTTTTGAGTCTTTCGATTTCCGCAGTTCCAATTACTGTATTGCCTGAACCTACGAAAGAGCATTCATACTCCTGTGCAATCTTTCTCGGATCGCCAAGTGCTGCTTTCTGTGCTTCAAACCATTCTTCATCATATTCTGGGACGAGATACCAAGGAAGCGTGATTGGCTTGAAGCCATTTGTTCCCGCTTCTGCCTGAACGAACATACTGTGGAAGAAGTTACCAGTTCCTTTCGGAGAACTCAGAATAATACAGCGAACGCCATTAAATTTATTCGCCGTGTTCTTGCCGGATGAAAGTGTCGGCCAAATAGCTGTCCAGGTTTCGTCCATATTTTCAATGATGCCCGCCTCGTCGATAACGAGGAGAGAAACAGCCTCAGAACGACCAGCATCTGAAGTTGTTGCAGTTGATTTGATAACTGAACGATTGCTCAATTCGAACGTTTTGACGTTGTCGAGCGTAATTGAGGCAAGGCTCTTCAACCAATCAGGGAGAAAGTCGTACATCAGCCGCACTTTCTGTACAACGTTGTTCGCACCATCCTGCTTCTGTGCCATTACGAGCACTTTCTTGTCGCTTTGGAAAAGCATGAGCCAAATAATATAGCCTGCGCTCAGCGTCGACATACCAACCTGACGTGACTTGTTGACAATGAGGAACTCGTTGCGACGCATATCTTCCAAAACACTCTTCTGAAAAGGATAGAGCTTGAAAGGAACGAGTCCGCGAATCTTGTGCTGAACTCTACAGTAGTTGTCGATGAAATACACAGGGTTTCGAGCGCACTTTACAAGTTCTTCCTTGATGCGCTCTTTCGTCTCCGAGCCAAACATGTTCGGAGCGGCTTTTTTCTGTGGTTTTGAGGTTGTTCTTGCCATAACTTGTGGCAATAACTAGTTTTTATTAGTCTTTGTCGTCTTTAGGCGTGAGCTTCATGCTCTTGAGATAGTCTTTGAAGGTATTTCGGTACTTCTTGAGAACATTGTCATCCTCGTCCTTCAAAGTCTCAATGCTTCCAATCTTGAACTTCTTGGTTCCATAGAGAGTCATGCGCTGATTTGAAATATGCTCTGTCTTGATAACAGGATCTTCTTTTATATCGGTCAACTTGAGAGTGTGGCCTGTAACGCTCTTGTATTCGCTCTTAAGATATTTCACCGCTTCATCAACATAGGCTTCAACTTCTTTCGCAAGATTCAACTCGTGAAACTGGTCGGCGGTCATTTGCGTGCAATAGGTCACAAAGAGTGTATTTCCGCCAATTTTAATCGTGAAGTTATCAAATAGACGCACCCAACCAGGGCCGGCATATGAAGGAATCTCTTCACGCTGAAGTCCAATTTCCTGTCCAACTTCCTTGCTATTGCGGAAAGCCTGCTGAATTCCTCGGATGATGGTCTCTACATCTTTCTTTTTGTCTTTCTTATCTTCCATTTGGTCTCCAACCCTCTTTCCAACGAAGTTCTCTGTCTTCGATGTATCGTATGTAGCAACGCTGACACGTTTCATACTTGAAACTGTATCTAAGATCGTCTAGCTTGTAATTATACTTGCCACAAACGGCACAATAATAGTTTCTTCGAGACAACATCGACTTGGAAAAAAGTATATTGTTTATTTTAATGTATTCGTCTTGTTGATAGCTTTTTTCGAGCCTTTTCATTTCCGACTTTAGATAATTTCTTAAGTGCTCTTCTTTAGTTCCGTTCCAAAAAGAACCAATTTCTATTGTCGCGAACTTTCCAAACTTTTCTTCTAAGATTTGGTTGACAGTTCGTTCTTGCTCTTCATATGTCATTTTATTACACTTCTTTCGTTATGACGAAATATTTGTTGTTGATTTCAATGCTTTTGCGGAATTTCTTAAACAGTTCTTCGGGAATATACTTCTTGTTCTCGTAGCGACGAATTCTACAGAATAAATTGTTTTTAATCTGTGATAGCGTCGGTTCTATTACTGTTTCCCACCTATCTTTTTCCGTATTGTAGAACTCAACTTCAAAAACCAATAGATATTTTAAGAAAAAGATAGGATAGAGGAACTTTTTCAAATTGTTCGAAGCCTGTTCGTAGAAAGCTGCATCGAGTCTATCGAAATCATTCTTCAGAACGTTTCTGGTGATTTGGTACTTGATGCTATTAGGAAGAAGGAACTCAAGAATAGAGTTGTCGGCAAAATATTTCT